TCTTGATTCGCTGACGAACCGAGTCGAGCCCCGTGCTCAGCACTAGGTCGTCGTCTGTGATCGTGATGTCGCCGCTTGAGTCGAGGAGTAGGTCTTCCATCAGAGCACCTTCGCTTTCGTCGCTGCGACGCTACTGGGTGCGGTTGGTGGAACGATGACATACGGCGTTGGGATTGTTCCCGCACCTGCCGAATTGATCGGCCCCGGTGCAGCGTTGAAAAACGCATTAATCGCGCTCAGGTTGACGAGAATTGCTGCATAGTTTGTTGTCATATTCGTCGCCAGCGCCGTCAACTGCGTCAGCGTCTTGGTCGCCTGCGCCACGAACTCGACCGCCCCCGGCCCGCCTAGGTTGATGCTGGTCCCATCGATGTGAATCTGAAGCGTGGTGTCGCCGATCTTTCCGAGCGCCATCCCTGTCGAGAGCGTTGACGGCAGCACTTCCGGCTTAGGGTACAAGCCGGGGATGGCCACCGCGTCGCTGATGTCGTGCGAGCGAAGGTCAATCGGGTCGACGTTGCCACCGTTGGTCTTCCACTTGTCGATGGACCGATCGCAGAACACAAGCAGCACCGTGTCATCCACGGCGACCGGCATCGTCATCATGAACTCGCCGAAGCGCGGGAACATGATCGGCACGTCGCAAATGGTCGGGAGGTCTTCGAGCATTTCCTTGCCCGCAAACTCATCGCGCAGCGTGAACTTGAGTTGAGGCTTGATGTCGGCTCGTTGGGTCGCTGGGTCATACGCAACGATGGCACCAGGGAGCGCGCTATACAGCGTCTCTTTGGTGAGCTGCCGCGTGTACGATAGGAGCGTGGCAAGGCTGACGGCTCTCTCTGTCATACTTCTTTCAGCTCCATGGTTGACTCCCAGTCGTCTGCGCCGCCGTGAGTGTCGGCCTTGTGGGTCACCTTCTCGCAGCGGAACACGCCCTTGATGACGAGCGAATCGAGCTGCACGCGACGGCCCGGAAAGATGTCCGGATTGAGAAACGAGCGGGCCTTCACCACGCCCTTCTCGCCGCGCTCAGGTGAGCCCTTGAGGCCAGTGTCCGCACTCAAATAGACGGCTGTGTCGACGGTCGTGTCTTTGTCGCCGAGCATCTGTAGCTGCCCGTCGTGAACAAATAGACGCAGGCCTGCAGCACGCGCGCGCTCGTGAAGCAGATCGTAGGCGCTACCCTGAAGAGAGAAGCCGCTGGTGAACGCACCGAGCCCGCGCATTGATGCCGAGTCGACAGTCTTTTGCGCGTTGCCGGACGGTAGGCCTACAGCGCCGAGCAAGTCCCTGAACACCGCTTTCGCGTCGACGCCTGCCTTGAACGACTTCGAGATACGCGCGGTCCTGATGGCCTTCTCACCATCGCCGCACGCCACCTTCGTGATCCAGTCAACGCCGCTGTAGCTGTGCGCGATGGTGCGCGCGTTACCGTTGAATATCTGCGATAACCCTGTCCCGACGTAGCCAGCTTGGACGATGACCACGGCGTCCTGCTTCTGGATGCGGCCACGGCTTTGCTCGTTGAGGTTGTATATCTTGAGGTCGAGCTTGTTGGGATCTTTGGTGATCGTCTTCGTCGCTTCAAACGCAACGCGAAGGTCTTCGAACTCGAGTTCGTCTACCTGCACCGATGCGATGCGCCCGAAGAGTTCACCCGTGGCCATCAGGTCACCAGCTCGGAGGCTTCGACGTAGAACAGCTGCACACGTGAGCCGAGGTCAGTCAGTCCTGGCGCACGTCCGAGGTTGCTCGTGTCATACGCGATCAGCTCGCCGGAGGGACGCACGGACCCGCGCAACACGCGAAGGAGCGGCACGCCAATCACGATCGGTACGCCAGCCAGTAGCGGCACCTTCTCGCCTGTATCAGCGTCAATCGTGGTCGACTGCGTTTCTGAGATGGTGAGGTACCAAGTCTCGTCGCGGTCGTTCCAGAGGAAGCGAAGATCAAAGTCTGCGCCGTCTAGTTCGACGGTCACTTCGTAGTTGGTGAGGTCTGTGCGCGTCGGAATCAGGCGCATAGATCAGCCTCCCGTCAGTGCATTGCGCGCCCTAGCAAGCACCGAAACATTCGGCTTCGCTGGTGGTGCAGGCTTCTTGCCGAGCTTCTTCTTCTTCACGTCGCGGGGCTTTTGCGGGACCGAGACGACGCGTGATGATGCTGTCTCGATACGCTTGAAGGCGATCGTGATGGGCGCCACGTTGACGTTGTCCTGGTCGCTCTCCAGGCTCTCGATGACCATGCCATCGTAGGCGGCAAGCGGCGTGATGATGGTGAGCCGGTCGGCAGCCTTCCAGAACTTTTCAAGCTGCTCGAAGCCGTCCCGCGCGATGTTGTCCTCGAGTATCTTCGGGATGAATCCAATCGGGGCGTTGCTCAGAATCCCGGTCAGGACGAGCCGCGTGGGCTTTGGGCGCACGTTGTCGGTCTTGGTTGTGCCATCCTCGACGGGTGATTCTGTGACGTCGTTCTGCCGCGTGTGCTTTGCGTTCAGCGTCACATCGAGCGTGACCGTGAGGTTGCTCTCGTTCGTGATCGTGACGCGGCGGTTTGAGAGTAGGTCTGCTATCGCCATCGGTCACCTCACCGCGGGGACGAGCGCGCCGAACGCGGCTTGAATCTCGTCTGAGAGATGATCGGTGAAGCGCTCTTGAACCGACTTGCCAACGTCTTCTGCTGACTGTCCTGGCGCCGCGTTGACGGTGATTTGTGTGTTGGTGCTTGGAGCCACCACGGTGCTTTGATTTTGCGCGATGGCTGTCGGCACACGCTGCGAGGCATCAGCCGCAGGGCTCGCAGCACCACCACCAATGAACGAGCCCACCGCGCCGATACCACCCGAGATAAGCGACGCTCCCGGAATCGAGCCGACGAAGCTCTTGATGCTGGACGAGAACGCATCGATCTTTGAACTCACCCACGCGAAGAAATCATCGATCGGTGGCTGGATCGTATTGGTCCAAAAGTCCGCGATGCTCTGGCCGAGTCCCGTGAACAGCTCGCCGATCTCGCCGACGAAGTTGCCGAACGAATCGATGAGGTCGCCGATCACTGATTCGCCGCCATCAAGGAACGTTTGGAAGTCCTCCAAGATCGCAGCAATGAGCGCACCGAGTAGGAACAGCGCGATGCCTGGCGAGAGGAACGCAAGCGCCAGCAATGCCGTGACTCCCACGATGGCAAGCAGGTTGTTAAACAGAGGCCCCAAGTATTCCTGCAGCGCTGTCACTTGGTCTGCGACAAAACCGATGCCATCACCCAGCGCGCGAAGTGGTGCCGCCACGAGACGCACGCCGCTCTCGAACACGCTCAGCAGTGTTGGCTGCATGAGTTTGAAGAAAGCCTCGATAGCCTTCGACCCTCGCGTCATGATCGGCATGAACGCGTTGGCCATCACGTTGCGAATGCCAGTCAGGCGCGCGCGGATGCGGTCCATCGCATCGTTGAAGTCTCCCGACTTGTTGACGAACTCGGTATCGAAAACGGCACCCGTAGCGAGCGCTTCTTCGCCAAGCTGTCGGATCGCATCTGAGCCTTGCGCGAGGAACGGCCCCAGCTTGCGACCCTCGCGACCAAAGAACTCCATCCCGGTGGCGGCTCGCTCGGCTGGTGATTCGATTGCGGCGATAGCGTCGGCTACCTCAAAGAAAACTTCGTCGGTCGATCGTGCCTGGCCGTCCGCACCCTTGATAGAGATGCCAAGCGCCGAGAACGCTTTTGCCGCGCCTTCGTTTCCGGTGAGCGCCTCGCCTACGGTGCGGTTGAGAACGGACAAACCGGCAGTCATCGACTCGGCGCTGGAACCCGACATCGTGGCTGCGAATCCGAGCTGTTGGATCGATTGCGTGGACGTGCCGAGTTCGTCGCCTAGGTCCTTGAGCGCGTCAGCCTGATCGATTGCCTCGTTCGTGAGTACCGCGATACCGCCCGCCGCAGCGACCCACACAGCGCCAAGACCAGCGATAGAGCCAATCTGCTTAGTCAGTGTGCCAATGGCTTTCTCTGCGCGGACGAAGCCCGTGCCGTCGAAGTCCAAGCCCAGCCGGGCCACTAACTCGCGCACGATCATCGTTTCCTCCGCGCTTCCTCGACGGCTCGCCGCTCAGCATCCTGAACAGCGTCCATCGCGATGTGCATCTCCAGCACGTCCAACAGGGTCAGCTGGTGCTTGACCTCGGTCAGCGTCGCCCACCCAGCATGTACTGGCCGCATCACGAACCAGTTCACACCGTCGTCAGCTGCTACTTCTGTTGAGCGTCTTGCTGTTCGTCGACGCTCAACAGCTCGAAAAAATCCCCGTAGGTGACTCGCAGAAAGTGGCCGAGCACCTTCACCATCGTCGCCAGCTTGCCGGCGAACATCACCGCGTAGGTTTTATCGAGCGGCACACCATCACGGCGCACGTACTCAAACGCCTTCTTGTAGATGGCTTGCACTTCCTTGGGGTCAGCGCTCATCAGCAAGCGCGCGGCCATCGGACCGAGCAATTGCACGTTGACCTTAGCCTCAAGCGAGATGCCTTTCGCCTCTGCGAGCGCTGGTCCGAGCACCTTGCCGATGCGGAAGAACAACTCGGTGCTTGGGTCAACCGGCATCGCCAAAACTTCGTAGTTTGCGCCGTCGATCTCTTTGACTGGTGGTGTGCGTTCCATCGATTACACCGGGCTCGAAGGTGCGACGGTGCCAGCGTAGCCGACCTCGATGTCGTCTGAGATCAACTCCCACACCACATCGGGCGCATCACCCTTGGGGTTCGACAGGTCGGGATCGTTTGAAACGATCGCTTGTGCAGCAAAAACCGTCGTGGCGCCATTCAGGTCTTTGACCATGAACGGCACAGCGAACCCGTTGGGGTTGTTTTTCTGCAAGGCTCGGTAGCCCGACAAGATCGCATTGCTCTCGCTATCGCGGGAGAGGTGCAGCATCAGCGTGCCCGAACGGTCAGGCGACTTGATGATGGTCCCTTCACCGGATGAGCCGATCTGAATCGTGTCTTTACCATTCATCTTCAGCTCGAAGCCTGGCTCGCCTAAGCGGACCATCGGCGCCGGTCCAACAATGATGGAGTGATCCTTCGAACTATACGCGCGCAGTGACATGAGTGTGCTCCTCTTCGGTCAGCGATTAGGTGGACAGGACGACGTCGAACTCGGCCTTGTGGACGGCGCCTGAGTAGTAGGCCTCGGTACGAATGCCGCGCATGATGCGGTTCGCTCGGTCGTTGGCGTTCTGGTCAGCGACCTCGATGACGGTGAATACTGGCGCGCGGTCCTTGGCGATGAAGCCGTAGCGCTGCGCCTCTTTCACTTGTTCGCGCGCGACTTGCTCAAGGATGTTGAGCCCGGCCTTCTCGTAAGGGATCTTGCGGCCATCGGTGATCGCGGCGAACGCCCGCTCTTGCAGTCGCGCTTTGTACCAGATGTCACCGGCTTCCTTGTCGATGAACGATCCGCTCGACACCTTGCCGTTGATGACGATGTTCCGCCCACCAATCGCGGAGATGTAGTTGACGCTCTTGCCGTCCAGGTGGCCGCGCTCTGTCGACGTGAGCGTGGTCGCAGCGATGCCGGGCAGAATTTTGAACATGTACGTGCCATGTCCGTTCTCTTTGCCCGTGTATGGGAACTCCTTCCCCATCGCCGCAGCCTCGGGGAACGATCCAGGGTTTTGGTGGTAGAACAGGAACGTCAGATTGTTCGACGCGGTTTCGAGGTCGCTGCCGATGTCTGTGGTCGAGCTGGTAGCCACGATCGTGTCTTGGGTAGACGCGCCGTAGAGCTTCTTGTTCGTCAGCGCCCACGCACCGACCGCGTTGATCACTGCGTCCGAGTGGTCTGGCGCGACGAGCCCGAACCAATCGCTGTCAGCTTGCTGAATGAGCGCGAGTGATGCCGCGTAGCCAGCGTCTGCCGTGGTCTCGGTGATGGTGAATGGCACCTCGTTGCCGCACTCGGGGCCGGCCTCGATATGAAACCAAGTGCCCGCCGCACCAGTGATCGTGAGCGTGGTGTTGTCTTCGCTTGTGGTGACGCCGGTGATTGCAAGCGCGTCGATCGCTGCCTTCAAACCTTCGACAATCTCTTGCACCGTGGCCGTGCCATCAGTGGTGAAGTCAGCTTCCAGGTCATTGATGACGATGCGAGCCAGCTTTGAGTTGATGGCCGCGACTGGCGCCAGCGTGAACACCTTCGTGCTCGCGTTGGATACCTTGCCCACCTTCACCTTGGGCACGCGAGGAGACGATGCGAATGCAGCAGCGCAGGCCGCACGAATCGCAGCGTTTCCGCCCGCACCAGTGAATGCGGTGTCTACATCGTCAGGGCTCTCAAACGTCATCACCCGGTCAGGTAACGTGTGGTAGGCCGCGACCATGATGATGTCGAACGAGGCCTGAGTGACTGGTGGCGCGGAGCCTGTGACGTTGACTACAACGATATTGTCCATGCTCATCGGTTAGCTCTCCAGTGTGATGTCGAATGGCACTTCGGTTTCAGGCGGCTGCAACGCCACCACACCGATCATGCGTTCTACGTAGGTCGTGCGGTTCACCTCGCGTGAGCCAGCGACGAAAAAGGCGATATCGAATGAGGCGCGAGAGATGATCTCGTCACCTTCGTTCTGCAGAAATTGAACGACGGGCTGCACGTTGCTGATGGTGATGTTCGCGTCGAGCAACTTCTCACGCACGGTGCGCAGGTCCAGGCTCTCTTGCAGCTTAGAGACGTAGGCCACCGCGTTGTTACCGAACATGAGCGACTCACCAGCGGAGTCATCCCGTGCGCCAACAAATGCGTTGATGGACAACGTGAAGCGTCGCGCTCCCGTTTGCATCACTGCGAGTTCCTGCCCGGTCGGCTGGTCCTCTTGGTAGTGATAGGTCTCGGAGTCGTTGCCGATCATCTCAGGACCCGACACGATGTCTAGCGACACGAACGGACGCGATGCCTGCGGAACGCCCTGGCGGCCCCACAGAACAGCGTCATCTGATAACCCGGTTTGGTCGACCACCCAGCGCCACAAACAGCTCTGCGTTGCCTCCCAATCAATGACCGTAGCAGGTGCGCTCATTGGCCCACCCGCGTGCAGATTGCTTTGACGTAGTTGCCGAGGTTCTTCCAACGCTCGATGTTCTTGACCTCGTACTGACGGCCTTCCCATACGACGCGATCGGATAGCGTGCGACCCTCGACGCTTGCGCCTCGAAGCTCATACTCGCACCAGACGGCGATGCTTTCCGTCTCGCGCAGGTTCTCAGGCAATCGCTGCACGTCGCGGCCGGTGGTCGGCTGAACGACGGCATCGATTGTCGTGCTCGTCGGCTTCCCGTTCAGCGCTCGTCCTTCGACGAACACAGGTGACGGGTACCGCATGATCTCTATCGCTTCCGCGAATGAGCCGATCGTCTCTGCCATATCCATCATGGCTCGCTCCGATCGACGACCTTGTGGCGAATCGACTGGCGCAGCTGGCCCTTGTCGATAAGCGTCTTGCTCGACTTCTTGCGCTCGATAGTCTCGGGCGCATTCGGTGGCGGAACGTTCGACCGAATCTGCTCTTGGATCTTGCGCGCGACCACGAGGCCAAGCTTGCCGAGCGCGACCTCTTGCGACTCCGCGTTGAACAACACGCGGCGACCGAACTCACCCGCGGCCCTTGCAATCTCGCTGACACCCTTGTCGATGGCCGAGCGCACGAACGAGCGGGCAGGGATATGCTTCGTCCCGTACTCGTTCCACGTCGCCACGTTCACTAGTTCGCCGCCAGCGTCAGACTGCACTCCCACCTTCACGTCGCGGTCGCGAGCGTTATCGATGGCGCGCCCTATGGCTTTCCACCCGTTGTCTGCGTCTTGAAAGCTGAAGCCCATCACGCAACCAACGGGCTGCGGAACAAGCCGCGCTTGAGCTCTAGGTATTGCTGACCGTAGAACGTGGATGCGTAGGAGTGGCTGCTAGACGCGTCGACCGCATAGCTGCGCGACACGTTGCCAACGGCCTCCGATACGACAGGACCGCGAGCTGCCGACGGCAATGACTCGGAGCCGATTCGTCCGGCCTTCATCAAGTGTGCCGCAAGTAGCATCTGACCATCAGCGAGCTTGCCGCCCCATCGGTCAGGGTTCATCTGGCGGATGGCAACACCCAGCCACTCAGTCACAAGGTCATCACTCACCGATGCGAACTCGGTGAAGCGAGCCTTGAGCTGTGCAGCCGTCGTTGCCATTTAATCAGGCGTCCTCTTCGGTGGACAGCGCTTTTTCGAGCACCTTCACACGAGCATCGATCGCCTTCTTGATGTCCTTGCGCTTCTCAGTCTCGCCCCAGCCTTCGAGCGTCGACAGACTCACGCACTCATCCACAAGCAACTTAGCTTTCCCAGCATCGAGGCCTGCGATGTCACCTGCTTCGATGACCTCCACATCCGATTGCGCCTGCAGTGCCTTGAACAGCACCGAGTCACGGAACAACTTGAAGCTGTCAGCCTCGATGCGGTTCGGGCCCGGCATCAGCCGCACCATCTCGCTGACATTGGAGCCCTGCGCGATGGGTTGCGGATAGCCGATGATGCGCTGCGTGTGGTTATTGACGATGATCATGCTCATGCCTGCCTATTCTCCCCGTGAATTTTTGAACCCCACCAACGTGAGGCGATGAATCTTAGAGGCCGTCCATGTGCGCAGCGCTCAGCGGATAGCGGACAACAACGCCGCCGATCTTGCCCTTTGCAGGCGCCTTGAACGTCAGCATGTCTTGCTGGAACGGATAGATTTGGAACGCCTCTGGCTCGCGTGCTTGCAAGCGGCTTGGATCGCGCTTGTATGCAGTCATGCGCTTGACGCCGGAGACACCAGCGTCGTTCATGCGCCACCAGCCGATGAACTGCACGCCTGGGTTGACCTTCTGCAAGTAGGACAAGACAGACTCGCTAGAGTCGGTCAGGCGCTTGCGCGAGATCAGCTCGAAGCTGACGTCCGGCAGCAACACCGTGTTCACGCGCTCGCGACCCTTGGTCAGAGAGATGACCGAAGAGATCAGCGTCGAAACATCCGTGACGATTTCGTCGGAGGTCTTCAACGCCCAGGTGTTGCCACCCACGCCAGTGCCAACAGTGTACAGCGGAATGTTTGGGTTCGAGTTGAACCCCACGATCCCATGCGCTGCGTCGCCATTGAAGCAAACTTCATCGAAGGTCTGCTCGTAGCCCTCGCGTGCCGCCTCAGCGTACTCACCATCGAGGTTGAATCCGTTTCGTTTAGCGGACTCCGTCTCGTCGATTGAGTAGCTGATGGACTCGCCGAAGTCCTTCACCTTTGCGGAGTGCTCGGTCGCCTTCAGGTTCACGCGACGGAAGTCCTTCGCGTAGTCGCTGATGGCTTGGGCTTGGCCCACGCGCTCAAGCATCTTGTAGGTGATGAGCTTCACGCCCGGACCACCTTCGTTGCTCACAGGAAACAGTGAGCGCGCCAGGTACTCGGGAAATTCTTTTCGATATACCGTCGACTCGATGTGTTCGAGTTGACGTGCCATGAACAGTGATTCACCTGCGTCGTTGCGTTGCTGATTCGTTTTCATCTCGTGCCTTTCCTTTGCTCACTCAGGAAGTGATCAGAGTTTGACTTGCATAAGCGCGAGACCAGCTCCGCTTGTTGATGTGAGGTACTTGCAGCCTTCGACCTTGCCAGCCTTCAACGCGTTGGCAGTGGTCGCGGCAGCTGCGAGGTTTGCGCCAAGCGACACCACGAATGGCACGCCTGGAACGTTCGCAGTGAGGACCAACGTGGCCGTGCCCGATGCGGTGACGCCGACGTCAGCGTCAGCGTTGATCAGTGCGATGAACGCCGCCGCGATTTCGGTTGCAGTGGCCGAACCATCTGAAGTGATCGCATAGGCGCGACCATTGATGGCCAGGTTGTAGATGGTGCTGTTGACGGCGGTCGGGGTGATGGTGGTCACCTGCGCGGTGCCATCACGGTCAGCGCGAAACTTGCCCTTCTGAGTGTTCGAGCCGCTCGCTGCAAAGCGCGCGTAAGCCTGAGCGCCTGCTGCGACGGCACCCTCGACGGGCACCCACACGCGTCCCCACTTCACGCCTGGAAGCTGCGAGTTGTAGGCGAATCGCGGGTCACCAGACGAGCTTGACTCTACGCTGTGAACGCTCGACGCGATCGCAAGGTCAAGGTCAAAGTCCGCCGCGACTTGAGGCAGACGGCACTTGCCGAACGTCTCTTGCACAACGAGAGCGCCAAACGGCACTTCGCCGAGCTGCTCTGCGACGCTCATCTTGGAGTCAACCGAGCACGTGAACACGAAGCCTGGCTGCACTGCCTTGATGAGCAGCGGGCCATTGGTTGCGTCGACGAGTTGAGTCGTGAACTTGCCACTGGTGAGCGCGTCAACTGCAGCTTTGAGGCCCGCAAGGATCTCCGCTTTGGTCGCCGTGCCATCCGCCGTGTAGTCGGGCGTCTCGGTTACGGCGTTGCCGTAGGTGGCTCCCGCTTGGCTCGTGTAAGCCAGGGTAATTTCATAGTTGGCACTGTCGGTGACGGTCCCGACTTGCACCTCGACCGCCTGGGTCGAGAGGTTTTGCAGACTGAGAACCTCGCTCAGTCCTGGTTCGAGCTGGCCCGCCACTGCTGTCGAAGGTTGTGCGTAGCTTGTTTGCATTGTTAGTCCCTTTCAAAGCCGCGCATGGCGGATCAGTTCGTCTTGGTTTTCCAGGCTTCTTGATTGCGCTTGAGCATGGCCGCGTGTGCGGTCTCGCCGTCGTTGCGAGCGTTGCCACCGCTGGCGAGTGCTTGACCGAGCTGGGTCACACCAGTCTCAGACTGCACAGCCGACAGGATGAACTCGAACGCACCAGTGACGTACTCGTCGGACTTGCCGTCGAGCTTTTGCTCAGGGTGCACCTTGGCGATGACAGCCTTCATCACAGCCAGGTCATCCATTGCGTCGAGCTTTTGCTCACCGAGGAAGCGCGATGCATTGCGCTCAAGTCCAACGCGTTTTTGCACGGCTTCGCGCACACGCACTGGATCGGCAGCATCGGTGTGCTGCTTCTTCAGTCGCTCATTCTCAGCGGCGAGTGCATCCGCACGGCCTTGAAGTTTTTGAGCCTCGGCACGCGCATCAGCTGCGTCCTTCTTTGGCTGTTCACCCGCAGAAGCCTTGAGCTTGCTCATCTCGGCTTCTAGCGCGGCCTTCAAATCCTCAGCGACTTCAAACTCTTTACCGTCGAGCGTGATCTTGATCATCGTCGTATCCTCTTCGTCCCCGCGGTCGGCTGAGACTTGGTGAGCGCCATCCATACGCAAGCGCACTTCGCGGCCAGCTCGGCCCCGAGGAACGATAGCGACGTGGTCGTATCGAATGTTGGTTTGACGGCGGTCGTAGGGCTTGCCCTTGAACTCGCCGCTCTCGTTGGTGACATCGCACTGGTAGCCGCAGCTCACTTCGTGGCGGCCTGCCTTCACTGCGTTGATGAGGTTCTTGTCTGTGACGCTGACAGTCGCGGCAACGAAGTCGCCATCGGCCCGTACGTCGTTGCCGACCGCACCACGCTGCACCATGTGGGCAGTGTCGCTGTTGACTGATGCGGCTGGATGCATGTCGGTGACGGGAACGAGGTTTAGCGTTTGCAGCGAGTCTGCCGCGAACACATCGTCAGGGTGACGCAGCTCGCGAGTGACGTTGCCGGATGTGTCGCGGTACTCAAACACACCAACGCTTGTGAGATTCGCGGGGACGACAAGATAGCCAGCCGGCGTCATCGTCGGCTTCTGCATCTGTGCTTTGTCAGCGCGCCTTACACTCACGCATGAGAGAATGCACCCACGAGTCAAGCGCACAAAGCACGCTCGAACACGCGACCCTTAATTTTTAAGAACTCACTCGCTGTCGATCGCGGCTTCAATCTCGTCGAAGTTTGGAAGCGCCACGCATCGGCACTGATAGTCGTCGCCTGGTTTGCCTGTGTCCGTAGGCGGGCTCGCCCAGTTGTAGACCTTGCCCTCTTTGGCTTTGTGCGATGCGCGCACACGCTCATCCATCGAGGTCGACCACGTGAATGTTTTTATGCCGAGCCTGGTTTGCCGCACCTGCGTGATGTCGCCGTTCAGCTTGGAGACTTGATCACGAGCAAGCAAGCGCGCGCGCGATTCGCTCACGTCGTAGCGGCTCTCGATGTCTTGGGCGAGCGACTCCACACGTTGCCCACTCAACGCAGCATCGCGCACCGCGGTCTCGATGTCGGAGAAGAAGCGCGCCGGGATGGAGCGGATGAGGTCCACGTTCTGCGAGACGAATCCGTCAATGAACGGATTGAGCCAAGACTCATCTTGCAGCAAGTCGACACCGATAACGGCCTTGATCTGTTTGTCGAGCAGCCCGCGGCTGTGACTGGCGATCTGTTTCGCGACCCCACGCGACGCCTTGCGAGCAGGCACCATAACGAGTCGCTCGAATTCGACGCGAATCTCCCCAAACACCTCTGTAATTATTGCGGCATAGTCCTGGTCGCGTCGCTCGTCCGCTCGCAGCATCTCGTGGGCCTGCCGGAGCACCTCAGGGATACGCGGAGACAGGTGTTTGGATACCAAGGTGCGTGCAATAGTGAGCAGCTGCAGCACATCGCGCGTGTAGCTCATCTCTGCGGCGCGCGGGAACGCCGCCGGTGGACGCTTGCCACGCGCCCGCTTGCGCACCATCTCGCCGCGACGACGCAGCCTCGCACCTGTAGTGGCCACGTCAAGCCGACTGGTTCGCATTTCCAGCCTTGGGTTCTATCGCCGGTTGGAATCCTGCGCCTGCGGTTCCCATCAACTGCGCGGCGACCTCTTGCGATAGACCGAACGACACCATGAGAATATTGACGCCACTCTCGCGCGGTATCTCCTGAGCCGACACGCTCTTGACGATATCGACCAGCGACCCGACTTGGGCACCATTGAGGACCTGCTTCTGCACATCTTCGCCAGTAGGTGCTGCGACGCTCGTAGTGGATTCGGTTTCCTCCGGAGTCTCACGCATTCCTGCATCGATCACGATGCGGGTCGAGTACTTGTCCCCGCCGTAGCGAGACAACGCCACCTCTTCGGGCAGTAGCACTTGATTGGTGATGTCGAGGGCATCAGCCTCAGCGTGCGTCTTGCGCAGCTGTGCTTGTTCCAGGTCGGTCAGCTGCCAAAGCGGATTGTGAGCGATGTCCCAGGTTGCGGGAACGTTGCCCCCTAGCGGCCCCTGCTTTGCGGCCATCACGAGAGCGAGCAAGCGCTTTTGCTTCGGCTTGAGCTCACGTTGCTGCTCCGACTTTCGCGCGTCGTAGAAGAAACGCACGTCAGCATCACCCGTCGAGTTGAGTCCGCCAGGCGAGCGGCCAAAGAGCAATGTGACAGGTATCCCCGTGACCGCGCTCAGGTAGAACATCAGCGAGTAGACGCTTTCCGCCACGCCCGAGTAGGAGCGCTCCGAATACTCGAAGTCCTCACCATCGGCGTCGAGCACCACTGCCCTTGCAATGGAGCGCGCACGCTCGATGAGGCGCATGCGACGCTCGATGATTGCATCACCATCAGCTTCGTCGGCCACCATCTCTTGCAGGTTCTTCAGTTTGAACTTGCCCTGCGAGCCGTCCACCAACATGTGGCCGATTGCCTGGAATGACGAGCCCACCTTGGCGAGCGCGTCCTCGACCGCCACATAGACCGAGTCACCCCACCCGTTGTTACGCGCGCGCTGATTGTCCGTGGTGCGCACGCCATCGCAGCGGATGATGCGAGTCTCATGCACCACCATCGTCTCGGTAGCAGCCCCGCCACCGATGGAGATGTATTGCACGTTGTAGGTTTCGACTTGGCCAAATTTTGGATGTGACGGCGCGTAGAACGTGCGCGGACGCAGTCGGTCCTTGCCCACCACGCGCAGCCACAGGATGCGGGATATCGCGTCCTCGTTGAGCGGCATGTCCGCTGACTGGCCGTCCTCGGCACCGATCACGAGGCCTGCACCACCAACCGCGCGACCGAGCGTCATCGCCCATGCAAGCTGCTCGTCACAGTGTAGCTCGTCGTATGCGGTGCGAATCTCGTCGACGCTCTCGCCGTTGTCCTTCAGCTCAAGGGTGAATCCCTGACGGAACATCTCGTCGACAGGCAGCTCGGCCACTCGGCGCGCCAACGCATCCGAATGGAACATGTCTTCGTAGTATGACTCGGTCTGATTTTGCGCCGCGACCATGCGGGTCGACGCCGTCTTATCCATCAGCGCGTTGCCGAGCCCTGTCAGCGCGTTGTACCAACCATCGAGCCGCTGCACGGTGCGCAGTGCGACTCCCTCTAATTTTCGTGAACCGGACATCATGCGAGTCCAACACGAGGCGGCTCGCAAGCGTTAGCGCACACGGCACTACAAGGCTTAATTGGCCGAGACGAAGCGCTTGTATGCGCGAGCCGAGCGGCGCTGAATCGCCTTCGAACCCACCGCAGCAAACGCCATCGCCATCGTGTCCGCGCGATCGGGTGATGGTAGGCCGCGTTTCTTCATGTCGTCCTTGGACTCGATTTGGATGCGCCCCTTGGAGTCGACTCGGTACTTCAGGTTTGACAGCTGGCCGAGCAAGTCATCGTCCAACGGGTCGATGTCGACGAGCCCTTCTTCAAACGCCTCGCGCAAGCCCCAGAACCATTCGGCGCGCGCGTTGAGGAATCGTTCCTTGTCGTTGGCTCCCTCGCCGGCGCCCATGCTCACGACCTTCTTGCCCATCTCTTTCAAGCGGTCATAAACGCCACCACCTACGCCGTTGCTATCGATGGCCGCGTGCTTCGCTCCGGTCTCGCTGAGTGCGCGCACCACGTGCCCCGCGGTCGCCATCGTGTCCTGACCGCGATAGGCCTTGTGCGTCCGGTACCGCCATCCTTGGCGCAGACCGAACACAGTCTCGTCACCACCAAAGCGCGCCACGTCGACAGCGAGCGTCTTGGTGTCGC